TTATCTTTTGTCGCACCTTAAGTAGTGATCTGAACCGCTTGGTGTTGTGGTTCTTGAAAGAAGAAAGCTCGTCAATGACGACCATATCAAAGTCAAACGGAATACCGCTTTCCTCGATCAGCCAACCAATATTCTCACGATTTATAATGTAAACGTCAGCCTTACGCAAAAGAGCTGCTTTGCGTTGTGCTTCGGTGCCGACGGCAACCGAGAGGGTGAGGTTCTGTAGGTGGTCCCACTTTTTTGCTTCAGCCGCCCAGGTGTCACGTGCCACACGGAGAGGTGCGATAACGAGAACCTTGTGAACCTCAAAGCGGTCGTACATCAAATTGTGAATTGCCGTAAGCGTTATGCTTGTTTTGCCAAGACCCATATCTAAAAACACGGCAGAAACGGGATGCGTCTCAATGTAGTCGATAGCATAGGCTTGGTAGTTATGTGGTTTGTATATCATCAAGAATTCCTCCGATCTGATCCTCGCTATCAAGGACATACACCTTGAAGCCGAGGCGTGTCAGTAATTTGTGCCTTGCCACTTGCAGGGGGCGAGGTTCTTTGCCGGGAGCCTTAACTTCAACGAAGCCGATTCTTCCTATTGGCAGAAGAACCAGACGGTCCGGCATACCATCAAAACCGGGACTTACAAGTTTTGGGGAGATGCCTCCCAATTTTTTTACAGCGTCTGTGAGTTTGCGCTCCAATATTTTTTCTCTCATAATCCATCCTTTCAACTGTGTTCCAAAAACCCAAAAATCCCTATACGCGCAAATATGCGTGTTTTATGTGTTCTATTGCTTTTCTTTTTTAAGATTTACAAATATAAAAATTATTAAGAACACAGGAACACAGCCATCAAAGTTGCCTTACGGCGGGGGCATTTGGGGTGTTCTTGGAGATGTTCCCAAAGTCGCCCCTGGGAACACCTCGCAAGTTAAGGAACAGTTCTTAAAATTTCGCTGTTCCGATAAAATCAGTTAGGAACATCGTTGGGAACATAGATGAACTGAGGACCATAGGGCTTGACGCGTACCTTTTTCTCCTGCTTGATCCATCCCATTTTATGGAGCATAGCAGCAAGGTTGTTGGACTCTGCGCGACCGAGATTGCCCTGGTCTTTGCCGAACAGCTCACACCATATTTCCATATTGCAGACCCTTGTACGGCGCACGGTGCCGATACGACCGATGTTGCCGACACCTGCGAAAAAGGCACGGCGATCGCAAATGTCCATATCATCCCAGTTTTCGGGCAGAAGGGTTTCAAGGTACTCACGCACCAAACCTTCACGCTCGTCGGACTCAAGTGCCTCGCGCTGTTCCTTTTTTGCCAGCGCCTCGATTTCGGCAGAGAGGTTCAGCTTTTCTCCTGCGTTCACATAAACAAGAGCTTCCGCCCATATCTGTGCAATCTCCTCTGCGGTGAGATCCCAAGTGTGCTTGTCCCCACCACCGGGCGTCTTGACAGGCCAAAAGCGACGGTTGCCCGTGGTGTCACGGAGATAACCGGACTCTGCATTCGTCGTGCCGAAAAAGATACACTGGCGCGGATGTGGCGTAGCGCGTTTTCCGAAAGCGGCGCGGTAGATATCGTTTTGACGGGAGAGGAAGGAACGCAGAGTCTCCACCTCCGCTTTACGCAAACCCGCAAGCTCGCCAATCTCCAAAATCCAGTACCCCTGTAATTTTTCCGCTGCGGTCTTATCCTTGGTGTCACCGAGGTTCAAGCTGTCAGAGAACCATTCGCCTGCAAGTCGAGAAATGAGAGTACTTTTACCGATACCCTGGGGACCGCTGAGAACGAGCATAGTATCGAACTTAACGCCGGGTTCTTGCACACGGCGAATAGCACCGCACAAGGTTTTACGAGTAACTGCGCGAACATAAGGGTTATCCTCCGCACCGAGATAGTCGATAAGCAAAGTGTCAACGCGCGGAATTTCATCCCACTCCGGCAAGGTGTCAAGGTATTCACGGATGGGGTGGTATGAACGGTCGTCTGCTACTTTAGTAACGGCTATCTGATAGTTACGCTGTGAGAAGTTGCCGTAGTGGGAGTCTACGTAGCTTATAAGCTGTGCATCATCGGCATCGCGCCAATATTTAGACGGATGTTGCCACGGCACTTCGCCCTTGATCTCCATACCGTCAAGCTGCTGATTGAAAACGATGTTTTTTAGCAGAGGGTCGTTTTGCAAAATGAGCGTAATATTGTGAAGGTTATTCTTGAGAACGGTGGATCGGGGTTCATATTGCAGATGCTTCTGCCAATCAGCATCCTCGTCATCGGTGAATTCCGTGGTGGCTGTTGCCATTTTCTCTTGCACCGCAAGGAACTTCACCTCGTCCTGTGCCATAGCAAAATCGCACATAGCGGTATAGGAGGCTTTGTCGTCAAGGTCTCCGAAGCGGTGGGTGCGGACAATATCGAAGGCATTACAGAGCTTGAGGTATGCCGGGTCCTTGGCATGGTGGCTGTATACGAACTTGTCCTCCTTGATTTCAACGCCCGCCATGCTATTGGATTCGATAAAATGCCAACGGCTGTCGTTGTCGGTAGGTTCGTAAACATCCGAGAGAAAGGCTTCGAGCGCCTTGGATATGGGATAATATACACGGTTGAACAGACCTACAACACCTTCCTTGGTGAGAGGGTCTTGTACCTTCTGTTGCGCCGTTGTGTTTGCTTTGCTCTCCCGCGAAGAGGTCGGAAGCCTTGTGGGGTCTTTCCATTCGGGGTGTGCTGTGAGAATATCGTCGGGATTGAGCCAACCACCCTGGGTTTCCTTATATACGAAAACACCGTTCTGCGGCGTTGACGGCCAATACATAAGCTGATTCGGCTGATAGGAGCACTCGTCAAAGTAGTCGATGCCGAGCATTTCCGCCACATAGCGCGATACCGCGACAAACTCCTCGGGAGTTACGTCACGGGACAGCGGGAACACCAGGCGCGCTCTTGGATTTTCGGGTGTGCTGCTATGGGTGGTATATAAAACCGAGGTGAAGGGACAGTTGGCTTCGTAATTATCCAGGAACTCTGCGTCAATGCGGTCGCCATCAAGGGCAACCATAGAACGATACTCCACGGTGTCGATTTTTCTGCGACCGTCCTTGAGAACGCCTGCCACGAAGCCACCATGGTCTTTGGCGGCATCGCGCTGGGCTTTGCCCATTTTGGCGTATTCCTCTGCGGATTCGGGGGTGCGGATGGTCACCTTGAGACGTTCCTTCAAGGCATCAAATGTAATGGTTTTATTGACCCAGGTCTTTGCTTGACGGTTATTGCCGTATGCGATAGCAAGATTACGCATAGATGTCTACCTCCTTAGTTGGGTGTCTCGCCAAACTCAAAACGAGCCTGACGTGCCTTTTTGCGTGCCTCAACGATATAGTGGTTCACGAAATCTTTGTACCTATAGGTGCCATATTCGGCTGTTACCATAGGGATTTCCGTATCGTACATATCCTCACCGAAATGCGTAAAAAAGGTTCGCGGACGTCTATCCTCATAGGCAAACAGATATGGTTTGCGCGTGGTGGGATGGAATCCGATAGTAATTCTGTCATCGTAGTCGCCACCGCCACCATCATCGGTTTCCTGGCAGAATATATACAAATCATCATCCATAGGGTCACCAAAGGCAATGATGCCCGCCCAGGTATCGCTATACTGACCATCGCTGATTTTGGAAAATGCGTCTTGCTCCTCGGGAGTGCCTTTGACGCTCCTGCGTTTTACTTCAAAATAGCAATGGAAGTCGGGGAGATAAAAATCGGGGAGATAGTACGTTCCATTGCGGAGAACAATGCCTTCGGGTTCATACTCCCACTTAATACCGCAGGCATCGAAAAATACTGCCCAGCGCGCCTCAAGGCGAGAACGGAAAAGATAGCCCTTATATTCGGTGGGAACGGGCTTAAATACGGGATAGATAATGGTTTCGGTTGTGTTATTCATATAAAAATACCTCGTTAATCTTTCTTGTAAAAATTGGTTTCATACCCATCGGCGCGAAGCTGAAGTCCCTCTGCCCAGGGTGGTGTTCGACTCATCTGCTCACAGACCGCATCCAGGGACACCCTCGGATCGGCTTCGATAACGACTTCATCGTGTATGTGCATCACGATGGAGCAGTAGCGCAGAGTGGTCATAGCGTAGCAAAGAATATCCCTTGCCGTTGCTTGTACGATGTTTTCTACGAACTTGGGTCCGTAGCTGTCGATGCGTTCCCATTTCTTTGTTCCGCCGACGCCCTCATACGTAATGCAATCGCCACCGAACTGATTCATTCCAATCTTGGGCTTTACATACGCCAGACGCCTGCCGGAGGGGAGCGTTATAAATAGCATTCCGCTTTGATAAGAAAATGTAATTCCGTGAGTTTTTGTAGTAGTCCTGCCTTTTACAGCATCCATAACGGCGCGGTCGACCGCCCACCACAGCTGCACAATGTGTGGGTTGGCTTGACGCCAGGCTTGCACCAGGGGCTGAAGCTCCTCCTCGTCAAGTCCCATCTCCAAGGCACCCATTGCTTTCAGAGCGCCTACGGAGCCGCCGTATCCAAGAGCCAGTTCTGCGATTTTACCTTTCTGTCGGAGGTGTCCGTTTACACCGTGCTTTTCAACGGGAACGCCGAACATCTGTGAAGCGGAGGCGCAGTAGATATCCTTACCCTGGGCAAAGACTTCTTGACGCCAATCCTCTCCGGCAAGCCAAGCAATAACACGAGCTTCGATGGCAGAAAAATCCGCAACGATAAATTTCTCACCCTCACGGGGAATAAAAGCGGTACGGATAAGCTGGGAGAGTGTGTCGGGGATATCGTCAAAGAGCATATCCACGGCAGCAAAGTCTCCGTCACGTACAAGCTCTCTTGCATCAGCAAGGTTCTCCAGGTGGTTCTGCGGAAGGTTCTGCATCTGTATGATGCGACCCGCCCATCTTCCTGTGCGGTTGGCTCCGTAGAACTGGAACATACCTCTGGCTCTGCCGTCAGCACACACAGCCGTTTCCATTGCTTGATACTTTTTCACGGAGGACTTGGCAAGTTGCTGTCGCAACGTGAGAACCTTTTTGAGTGCGGGAGGAGCGGTCTTTAACATTTCTGCAACGGCTTTTTTGCCAAGGGTGTCGGTTTCCATTCCGTTGTCCGAAAGCCATGTTTTCATCTGTGGAACGGAGTTAGGGTTCTCAAGTGCGGTCAACTCCTTCATTGCCTCGGTCAATTCGGCATGGGTGCGTTTGTCAAGTTCGATGGCGCGGGTGACAAGCTCCATATCAAGAGCGACACCACGGTCGTTGATTTCCTGGTCGATATGGTATTCGTCCCAAACGCTCTGGGGAACGGGGAATTTAGCAAGGCGGGCTTGTATGGACATCTCTGCCTCCACGTCACGGATGTTATATTTTTTGAACATTGCCCACTTGTCCGGGGCGTGAACAGGAAGATTTCGAGTACGACCGCCGTTTGTTTTCGTAGGCGCACACGGCTGACAGAAATATTTGATGAGTTCTTTGCCTTCGGTCAGCTTCTGCTTTTCAAGGCCAAGTACGGCTCCGACACCTTCAAGGGAAAGAGGCAGTCCCATCGTGGCCGCCCAGACCATAGAACAGCGCCAGGAACAAGGGTCAAGATATTCTCCCGTCGGAAGTCCAAGATACCGGGAAATACAGATGCGTTCAAATGATGCGTTAAAAGCCCATTTGATAACGCCATCATCCTTGATCGCCGCAATGACCTCAAGCGGAATACACTCACCGCAAGCAAGGTCTACGACTTCAACGGGTTTGTCATCGATGCTGTACGCAAACAGCAATATTTCAAACGCGGGCGATTCCACATATCTGTAAACACCGCATTTTTTAAGGTCTTGATCGGAATAGGTTTCAATATCGATAGAGAGTTTTTTCATGGGTTCCTTTCTCACGGTGGTGATAGAGAGAACCCTACCACCACCGCTTATGGGATTACTTGAAGTCGCGCATACGCTTTTCGTGATACTCGATATCACGAAGCTCACGTGCTTCATTGCGTTTTGCCTGTTTGCGTTCCTCGATGCCCGCAAAAATCATATTGACGGCTGCGGTAATACCGAGGAAGGAGAAAAC